TATCTTGTTATATCTTTCGCGCTTCCTTAACTCTTTTGCTATCTGGATAGCCGCTTCAATGTTTTGTTCCAAGTAAAGCCTCTAGTTCCCTCTGTAACTCTTCTGTGGATTTCTCTTCAACGTGTGAGACTTCCTGTTTGATCTTCTCAGTGGGTTTAAGACCAGCCCTGTCCAGTATATCCTTCACAGCGCCAAGTCGCACAGATTCGCTCTCAGCGCCTTCTGAGAGGTTTTTGAGAACCATCAATGCACCGGGTACACAGTCCTGAATCATCTTGCGAGTGCGATCCTCAATCTCTCTGGCGAACTGATTTTTTAACTCATACCCTCTTTGCTTGGGATGGGAATACCCTGCAATCTGCGCGGCTTTAGCGGCACACCCATGCAGACAGTATTGCTCAATAAATGTTTCCTGTTTTTCAGTTCTCACTTCTTCTTCTAGCCTCTTCTGATAGAAATGGAGCGGTTCTGGAATATCCTAAAAGACTTTCTTCTGCAATCTTTCTCTTAGGCATTTCAAGTTTTTGCGGCATCATTCCGTGAGCGGTTTTTGCGGTAATTGGTTTTGGTATGGTTCCAGTGTAAGGCGCTTCCCCAATCTCGTCTAAAGCGTCATTTACAATAGCCCGCCCCTTTGGAGATAAATAACCATCCTTATTTAATAAACCTTTAGCAGATGGATTTGCTCCCGCTAACTCTAACAAACTTTCGTTATCTAGGCCGTATTTAGTTAGGTGTAATCTACCAACAGAGGTTTGTGCCGGGGTTAATGAAATCCAATGTTGTTTGGCCCCCATTTCTCCAATTTTATCTACAATTCCTAACCCCGCTCCTAAAGCCATTCTATCCATACTTACTTGAAATATCTTTCCAGTTTTAGGGTTAAATACTCCTATAACGTCTACAGAGCCTGTGAGTGGGTCTGGGCCAGCATTAACTTGAAACTCGTAACTAATAAGCCCATTTTCTTCCTTACTTTTTCTTAGAGAAGGAAAAGGTTTTTTCCCAGAAGATGCTCTTTCTGCATTAATTAAGGATAACTCTTTATTTAAACCTTCTAGTGTTACAGGCTCATTTCTGGACATCAATCTGTCCCAAGCCTCACCTAATCCGTTTTGTGGGTTTTGTGGTGCTGTATGTACCGCACCTCTCATCTGACCACCTGTTACATCTGCACCTTCCGTTCTATGCGCTAAAACAACAGGTTTTCCATCCTGTATTGGAGTAAATCTTTCTGTTATTCTGGAGGTTATATGGCTTGCCACTTTTTCGTCAACATTTAAACCCAAAGCATTAGATATTACTGATGGGTTTTGATTCATTTCCGTAGCGTTTGTGGTTATTTTGCTTGGGAATATTTGCTCATTAATTTGGTACAAAGGTGTTCCGGGTTGGATGGCCGGATTATCTGGGTCGTATATAGTTTTCATTACATACTGATTAGAGTAATCAGAAATTACATTTCTTTTGGCTTTATTTACCGCACTTCTTTCGTCGGCTAAATCCTTCGCTGCCTTTTTCTCTGCCGCTTTTCTAGGCACATCTTGACGCAAATAATCATCAACCTTATTCTTTAGCCAAGCACTTTGATCCACTCCCTCAAAGTTTCGGATACGAGTTATATTATCTTCTATGGCCTCTTGGGACATTCTTGACATTCCGCGCTCTTTATACCACGCCCTCTCCACTGGAGATAAGGATTGCCATAAACCTTCCCTAACCATTTCACCTGCTGTATTAACAACGGCTAATGGGTTTCTACCCTTTACAATATCCTTGTACCACCCCTCTCTGTGGATTTGGGATTTATCAGCCGCTGATCCTGCAATTTTTCCACGCCCCCAACCCGATCCGAATCTAGCGCCGGGGCGACCTTTAGCGACACTTAGCAAACCTTTGGTCGGGCCGCCGGGAAGTGGGGATAATAGACTCGTTCCCCAATATGCCGCATTACCAAAAAAGTCAGCAACTTCAGGGGATGCCCCCAAAAGGGTAGCGCCCTCTTCTATTCCCTCACCAAACTGCTGAAAAGGCCAGTCTAAATACTCCATCCCTTTATTTACAACGTCAATAGACGATTTTCCTGACTCTGTTTGGGGTTGATAATTATACCTTTCTAACCCCCTGTTAAACCCTTCCCCGAAAGTTCCACCACCCAAAAATTCTGGAGTAATTTTAGATACCCCTCCCTCTAATGCTGAGAGTAATACAGAGCCTAACGACTGCGGAATATAAGCCGCAGTTTCAAGAGTTCCCCCAATCGCATCCATCAGTCCTATATTTTTCTTATCTTCGTCCATATTAGAGAATTCTTATGAAGGGTAAAATGTCCTGATGGTGAGTGTGTACAATATAATAGATCAACAATTATAAAAAAGGGGGTGCAGGGGGGTCACTGGATGCCACAATCCGCGTAGGGTTATTGCGCGAATGGTTATCAACAGCAAGGGCGTTACTGCCATGCAAAAATATACAGTAATAATAGTCTGGTATTATCTGCGGATGGTCTGAGATGGTGTGAGAGTGTGTGGTGTGAATGTCATAAACTCCCTTTATACGCCCATAAAAACATCGTATGCAAAAAGTTTGATTCAGTTATTGACGGACTGCTGATAGTGTGGATAATGCGCTTTGCTACTAACTAATGGGAAACACTAATGACAGACTTTATTAATAGTAATATCCATCTAATCGGATGGTCTATCATCCTAGCGCCATTCGCCTATTACGGCATAAAATTAGCGCTGGTAATGGCATACGTAATCATTGCGGGTATCTTTGGGGAAAATAAATGAAAAGATCACAAGTCTATTTCAACCTTCACAAGCGACTATTTAGCGTTCAACAAAGCGGTAAAGTGTACGCCCATGCCGATGGTGTACTGCTTGAGAATGTCCGGTTTAACGTATCTAAAGCAGGACAGCGCAAGGTACGCGAAACAGGGCGCAAGAATGTACACGCTAGAGTAACAGGTTATCCGGCAAGGGTGGAAAACTACGTTACAATAAACCCTAGATTGATACCGGATATTCGCAATGATTTCGAAAACCTGAGCGGCTCAGGATGGCATAAGGCAACTTACAACCCCTACAGGAATGATACTTTCGTGGACGCTGTTACCGGCGCGGAATTACATGATGCCCGAAAGGTTCTCATGTTTACCCGCGACAATGCAGGGCCAGTGATCCTTTACAAGCCCACGCTATCCGATTAGACTAACCTCACAATCAACCTGAGCGCCTCGCTATATGTGGGGCTTTCGGGTGCAACCACAACAAAGGAAAGCAAAATGGAAATTGACTATATCTATATCGACGAAAACGGCTTGACTGTTACACGTTTAAAGCCACAAAAAACCGTTGAAGAATACCGTTCCCATAGTGGTGGGTTATTCGATGATGATACGCTAGAATCTATTGAAGATTTAACAGGGGAATAAAATGATTGAGCAAATCAAGATCAGCAAAATGAGCGGTAAATTATCGGGCATTGGCGCGATTAATACTGATACCACTACCAATGAGTTTTGCATACGCCAGAAAGAGACAGACACTATCTGCGGGAAATGCTACTCGCATAAAATGCTTTCAACATATCGCAAGTCTTGTGTACCGGCCTTTCAGCATAACTCTAGGTTAATGTCTGAACTGATAGATTGGGATTTATTGCCTATCATAAATCAGGCTTATTTCAGATTTAATGGTCATGGGGAATTAATCAACAAAGCGCACTTTCAAAACATCGTTAATATTGCCAAGAAAAACCCTCATTGCAACTTTGCATTGTGGACTAAACGCGCCTCAATTGTTCGCCAGTTTAAAGAGGAATTGCCTTACAATCTTATTCTGGTATTCTCAAATCCCGCTATTGATAATTCAATCCTAGTGCCGAGAGGCTTCCATAAGGTTTTCAATAATGTGACCAAAGGCAATCACGCCGAAAACTGTACCGGTAAGAAATGTATAGACTGCCTACTGTGCTACCGTAAGGATTCCGGTGCTAATGTTATTGTTGAGGCGGTAAAGTAACTAAACCATAAACTGGTCTGACCACTGAACCGCCTGTAATGGGCGGTTTTTCTTTTGCGTTCTGAATAACTGTTAAACCGTGTTGTAACACGCCCTGCAAGGCCAGTAGTTGGCCTGCACGGCCTGATTATGACCCCTTAGTACCATCCACTAGGGTTAGGTCTATCTCGCGTCTGACGGCCTTAGAATCACGCTGATAGGCGGTCTTAGGTTTGTGCCTATATCCCTTGTAGTTATTATAGGAATGTTTCTGCACTAGGTTTCGCCGTCTGGCCCGTGTTGTTTTATCGCTACTCATTGTTGTAATTATGCAACAGTTATAATTTAGGCATACTGCTAGGCAACCCCTATGTGATAGGTAAACCCTATCTAGGACGGTAGCCTGTAGATTGATTATTATCAGGGGTTCATTGTACACCGCATGAACGAAGCGGGTGATCCCTTTCGGGTATAGTATCACTTAAACCTGTTTTATACAGCACCCCGCGAATGTTGCGGGATACGGCTACAGCGCCGGGTTGCCAGTAAGCGCTATCAATCTAATTCCCTAGTCGGCAGATGGTGGCAGGAACGGAGCCACATAATTAAATAGTCTACCACTACAATGCGTATTATACACGAAAAAGATATTATGCTCAATACTATTATCTTTTAGCAACAATCCCTTTAAAATCAACAACTTAAAACCTAGAAGATAAAAATGTGCAGATTGTTGTTGACAGACCTGAATCTATCCTGTATCATTCGGTTACTTACTCCCTATAAGGACACACAAATGATCTACAAAGCACTACAAATGATTGAGGTAGACACAGAATACGGAGGTTATCTTTTTCACACTAAAAATCTCTGGACTGGAGATCGCGCAGTTCTTGGTGTAAAATTTAGCGTGGTTGGAGATTCAAACCCCTATAAGGATGCTCAGGATTGGGCCAATGGAAAACTGGTACAGGATGCTTTCCGCTATCTGTATCCTGACGAAAGAGAAATGCTAATATCTGGTATGTTGCCAGAAGATTGGGAAAACATGGACAATTTGGGAGAATAATATGAGCGGCGCAAACTTAGATGGTTACAATTACGCATGGAAAAAATCAACCCTTAAGTCTGATCTTGAAAAGAGGGTTGACACACTGGAAGAAGGTATGGTACAATTAGTGGCAGTATTAGCACTGATGAATCAAACGATGGATCAAATAGAGGAAAAAGAAAATGCTAACTAAAGAAAACTATGATGATATCAAATGGGATTTGATGAATTACTCAACCAAGGGAATGTGGAAATACCTACCAGAATCAACCATAGAAAAGGTTTGGGATTTACTGGAGAAAGAGATACCATTCGATTCGCTGGTGGACTATGCTGGCGACAACTACGGGGAATGAAATGTTAGACCCAATCGAAAAAGATTTTAACGCCTTTTCAAGATTGTCTTCCTATACCGAAG